CTTTTTCTCCTTCTAATTTTTTTTCTTTTGAAGATAGCTTAGAAGGTGATTTATCTCTTCCAAATAATCCTGGTCTTTTTTCTTTACCACCTGTTTCTTGTGCTTCTTCTTGCTTGTCAAGCATTTCCTCTAACGATTTTGAAATTTCGTTTAATTTATCTAAAAAAGCTTGAAACTGTGACTGGTCCATAAGCTCTAAATACTTATGACCAAAGTTAGGTTATTATTACTCTCTAGCAAAAAATGCTGCGTCTAAAACTATTGTAGCGTCAATACCGTTTACATTAATTTTTAATGGTTGCGCTTCAATTTCGCGTATTTTTGAAATGATGTCTATTAATTTGTTTGTAAGGGCCATAGGTAATGCTTCTAACGTTTCTACACTTTGCTGTATAGATAAATTACTAAACTTAACTTCTTCTAATTTATCACCAACTAAGATTTTTACAGAATCTATAAATTTTGAAACTTCATAAATATAAAGCTCGCCTATTAAATCTTTTAGTTTTTCTTCTTCTTTAGTTTTTTTGTTGTCTAATGTTTTTTTGCATTCTACATTAACTCTGTAGTCTTCATCAATAGTCGGAACTTTTAATGTAACTTCTATTTTATCATATTTTACTATTTTATCTAAAAATGAAGTATTAGCGGGTGTATTATAATTTAAATTTTCAGAAAAATTAATTTTTATTCTTTCGTCGTTTACATTTGTAAACGCTTCTACACCTAAAGAATTTGCGCGTAAAGCAAGAAGTATTAAAGGTTTGTCTAGTATAGAAACAGGTACTTTTGAAATTAAATTAGCGTTTATAATTTCTGTTGTAACGTTAGAAAACGTAATTGGTGAAGTAATAATATCTATAGCAGTTTTTATAATATCTTTTTGCTGTTTGATTGATAGAGGTAAAAAACTTGAAATATTATTAGTGCTTCTCAATATGCACTCAATTTTATTAGAAGCAGATACTTGTTTTATTTTGCTAATAAAAGAGTCGTTAGACATATACAATTAATTATATCAAAAATACTGTTTTACAAGCTTTTAGTAGAAGCACCTAAAGGTACCTTACCTGAACTGCTTTTTTTAGACAATTCTTCTTGCTTTTTAAGTTCGGCCTCATACAATTTAAGAATAATTAAATTTTCTATAAATGTACTATTATCAAGATATTCGGGGCTGTAATTAAGCTTACTAGTTAAAATATATTGAAGCTCATATAAATTGTTGAGGTTTGTTTTAAAAAGAATTTTTAATACTTCAAGCATTGAGCTATCAAATAAATTCAATGGAATTGGTTCATTAATTGTAGGTATGTTAAGCGAAATATCTGTAAACTGAGTATTTAATTCCTTAAAATAATCTTCTATGTAAGAAAGGATAGATGCTGGCAGGCTTCTTAAAATTTGCTCTTTTTCATTATTATTTAAAGATGCAAAATAAATAGTTTCGTCTTCTACTTCTATTAAATTAATCATATGATCTGATAAATTTAAAAAATTATAAAAAGTAAAAGTTCTGGGCAAAGATAAATTTATTTTAAAAGGCAGAAGTGTAATGTTTTTTTCAAAAGAAAAATTAAAGTTTAAAATTTTGCTAAGAAAATCTACTAGATTAACTTTAATATTAGTTTTATTGCTAAATAAATCTAAATCTGGAGATATACAAACACATCTTAACATTACAAAACAGCAAAACTTATCGTAATTTGTAAAATAATAAAGATCGTTTTTATTTTCTAAATTTTCTAACAATATTTCATCTAAATATTTTTCAATAAAAATATTATTGTTGTTTAAAATATATTTATTAAGCTCCTTAAATTGGCGTAGAGACATTTCTTTAATCTTAAAAGATCTTTTTTGTGTAGGTGATTCAAAATTTAAATAAAATGCCATTATAGGAACCCTAATGGATTAATACTGCCCATACCGTTCTGAAAACTGGTAACGCGAGGTATTGCTCCGTTAGATATTCTATTAACTATATCAGCAATAGGCAAGTAAAGACTGTTTTCTATAGAATAATTTGAATATGTCCATCTAGTTGAATAGGTTGTAAGTGAGTCGGCTTCATAATTATACGATTCCTCAGAAACCTGTGTCGGTACGCAATTATAAAACGTAAAAGCTTTGCGAGGAATCATAGAAATACTATGATAAGTAAAAGTATAGTTTAATAATGTCATGTTACATTTCATATTAAGATTGTCTTTTCTAGCTCCTGTGTCGCCTGGTCGTGCAGCGTAACCAAAGTGTGAGGCTAAAATAGTCCATGGTCTTAAAACAAAATCAATAAATGAAGTGTTTGTTTCTCTGAATTCTATTTGAAGTACTGGAGGGGTTGTGTCTCTACCTCCAGCAATTATTCCGGGTAAAAACCCTCTATTATTTGAAACTGAAGCGGATTGTATATCATATGTCTCAGGGGGCAATGAGATTGAATGGGCAAATAAACACCCTGCAACTTTCTGCAATGGAAAACTTTTTAAAATATTTACCGCAGTAGAAATATCATAACCTTTTTTACTACCGTCATGCCTTTCTAAGCCTTGTATAACACTAGAGCGTATAGCTGGTGGATACCTATCAATAACTATTAACCATTGAGAGTTTTTTGGTATTGAAGTAAACCAAGACTCCATTTGAACAAGAAAATAATCTCGTGCACTTACTATCGGTACGCCGGGTATATTAAATCCAAAAAGATTTACTACTTGAGGTGCAATGAGCGAGTTTGTTCCGGCTCCTAAACCTGCAAAATTATCTCCTATAGAGTCTAGTGCACTAGTAAACGGGTTGTTCACCTAATTATTTAGGTCTTAACTTAAATTTAGAGCTTTCTCCAATAATGGTATGAAACAGTAACAGTAAATTCAATAACGCTACCTGTGCCTTCTGCTATAGTATAATTTAATGGCCCAACGTTTCTTACTGAAACGCCTACTAGCTGATATTGCGCAACGCTGTTAAGTTGATTGTCTAGTTGAACCAAATCCATAATAGCTGTTTGCTTGGGTGAAAAATAATTTCCTGTAGAATTAGAATCATCAAAAATATCAGTTGACCATTGCTCAAATTTTTGACGAATTTGTGAATTTGCATCTGCGTAAAATGTCATTTCATAGCCATCGCTACCTGGATAATCTACTGAACCAGGTACATTAAATTTTAATCCCATGTAAGGGACAGGAATATTAGAAATACTTCTTCCAGGAAGGCTTGCTGTTTTAACGTATACTAAATCATTTTCATCAAACGTTACTGTACTTGCACCGCCAGTATTAATTGAGAGTACTCTAAAATTAAAGTCACGAGCGAACTCTCTAGTCGTCGCTACCCTATAAAAGTCTGTAATTAATTGATTTACGTCAGCCATAAAATTATTTATCTATTACGATACAATCTCCTGGAAGTTTGTACCGGTTCTAGTTGCGTAGAAATTACAAAGTATGTATTCTGCAGCTCTTACTGGCTTAATATAGATGTCAATTATTATAGTATTGTCGTCTATAACTGCGGGTGTATTGTTTCTTTCATCACAAATAATTAGATAATCAAATATACCTTGTGTGTTCTTAGCATTATCAAATATCGGTGTAATTGTATTAATAATTTGTGTACGTGTAAATAATGTGTTTGGTTCAAATACAAAGTATTTTAACGTATCTCTTGTAGAGGTTTCAAGATTTAAAAATAATCTGCGTACATTAATTCTATCAAAAGCGCTTGGCTTCTTTTGTAGTGTTTTTTGTCCAAAAATTACAAAACCTTCTGCCGGAAAAAATGTAACAGGGTTTAAATTGATCTTATACAGTTGATCGCGCTGCTTTTGCTTAGGGTAAAAGCCAATATCTGTTACACCAGTAAGAACACCTCTTGTAAACCCGGCAGGAGCATACCAGGGTTGAAAATTACTATCAGTGCTTGCCATTGTACCTGCTGCAAATCCTGAAAAGGGAGCCCAAACTTGTTGATTAGAAGCAATATCGGCCACTTTAGCAATATTTGCGAATGCTGTAGCATAGCTTGAATTAATACCTGAAAATTGATTTTTGAGCGGCCAAAAAATGTCATGTGAAAAGGTGTTGCTGGGGATATCTAATGTCTTGACATTAGATCCTTGCACAAATATGTTTGTGATTGCGTCCGCAATAAACAAATGATCTTTGCGATTATTAGCTAATCCTAAGAACTCATTAGCCACTGCGTTATATGTTGATACAACAGCAGGAATACTAATAGGGTTTTGCTGCTTTAGCTGTGTTAGTATAGCATCATACGGAACTGTATCATCAAAATAACCGTTCGTAATAGGGTTAAGCGAATTTACATATATTGTTCCAAGGCCAGCTTCAACTGTTATATTAATTGGATACAGATCAACATTATTTAATTTTTCGAACGCATTGCCTAACTTTAGAGGTACATTTCCAATAGTTTTTGTAGCTAGATCTTGATTGCTATAGTCACCTAGAGCATATAAAGCGTTTGTATAACCTAAATAATCTGCTGCATCCAGAACATCAGCTGATGGTGCGCCCATTCTTGTAACGTATTGTGAATTTGTCTCACCGTCAAGAGGATTGATTGTTGCTTTGGCTAAGAAACGAACTTTCTTTGTAGGTATACCATTTATATCTAACCATGTATTATTGTTTTTATTAGATATAGCAGGATTAATTAAAATCGTTACATTTGTTGAAGCTGTAGTTGCCTGCTCCATAAAGAAGCTAACAGCAGGGCCACCATTAACACTATTAATTTGCCTATTTGCGTCAAACGAAGCAGTATACCCTTCTTGTAGCACGTAATCTAAGGCAATAGTATCAGGAGAAAATACTGATTGACGGAGTTTAAATACACCAATTGTAGCTGTATCATCAAATTGATTTGATGAAATATCAAATGAAGGTATATTTTCTAATACTTCAGAGACGCTACCCTGTACACCTGTCGGTGTAGCAGATAGAGAAAAGTTTAACCTTACTTCGGGTACATAGACATAATCTGATGAATAAATTGCAGTTGTATCAGAGTTAATTGTATTAACTGCGTTTACATCGTTAAATGGTGTTGCTGGATTTAAGTTTGTATTATCAATAATACCAATATATGTCCCTTCAAATTTTGTATTGATAGTTGATTGTGCCTTATTGAGAATAATAACGCCCGCTGCGCTAAGAGATGCAACGCTTGTGAAATAGCGAACACTGTTTGTGTCTTGACTCCAGCTAAAAGCATCGCCGCGTAAAATAGAAAGATATTCATCTTGTGTTAATTTTAAGTGTGTCGGCTCACCAAAGAAGTAGGAACTATTAGCTAAGTTGAGTTGTGAACCGAGAGTACTTCCGTCGTAAGCAAGAACGGGGTAAACTAACGCACTATAATCGTTTGAAGTGTCGATACCCGCGTTAACACCATAAGGCAATCTATATACTAATACGTTTGCTGGCGTATTGAGAACTGCTTTAACAGAATGATAAAAATAACGTTCTGCTGCATTTGTAGGTGTACCGAAGGCTTGCTCAAATTCCGATAGAGATGTAACACTAATTACTTCAGATGTAGGGCCTTTTGATGCAAATCCGGGAATTAATACTGTAGTTGAAGGTGTTCCAGCTAATCTTAATGAAAGGTCTACCTCTTTAATTTCTACACCAGGGCTTTGAATTGTGCGTGCCATATAAAGTATTTATGTTTTTTTGGATAAAACTTTTTACTTTTTTATAAACTATCTGTCTGATCTACTAGTAAAACCTCTAATTGAGAATAGTTAAAAGAAAAGTTTGT